ATCCGAAACAACTGTTATGTTAAGCACTTGATTTGCACCAGTGCTTAATATTGTGTTTGCTGTTGTTACGGTTAATGTTCCACTTGTATTTGATACAAAGATTTTATTTAGACCCGTAATCGGATCTGTGTAATATGCTTCAATTGTTGCAGTATTACCTGTTGAAAAGGTAATTGTATTTCCTGGTGTGAGTGTAGACGGCGCAGTATTTACTGTAAGAACTTGTGTTCCATTTGTTGCATAACTAACGAACAATGTTTTCGGATCGTCTCCGTCAATATCGGCAACTATTCCACAGTATGCTTTGATACCGCTGTTTGCGCCATAAATTATACTACCATTAAAGTCTTCAACATCAACTGCGCTACCATTGTAGTTTGTTTGAAGTTTAACAAAACTTAAATTTAAGTCTAGATTTTGTTCACACCCGTCAACCAATGCGCCTTGCTTGAAAAAATATTCAGCAAAGCGTCTAGTCTGCACTTGTTGAAGAGTTTGTGCTTGTGTAAGTTCTCTAGCCTGAACAGCACGTCCGGGACGATAAAGAACCCTTACAAACTTTTTATCTTCATCATAATCATCAAAGTATGGACTTGTGTTTAAGTCCACTCCACCAGGATTTGTATTTGCCATTTATTTTTCAAGCCTACGTTTTTTTAAAATTAGAATTGAACAACTAGTTTAACGTCTTCAATTTGGTCATCCGCTCTTGCGATTGGCACACGATTTTCAACATATATAATGTCGCCAGTGTATGGTTGTAAACCTGGATTTGTAATAACTGCAATTGTTCCTGTCGCACCAGATGTACCACCAGTCACAGTTGCTGTGTTAGCAAATGGTAGGTGTACTGGCAATGTTGTGAATATACTTGGTGTTGTAAATTCAATGAGAGATGCTGTGTTAGAACCGCTAGTGATAGTTTCGTCTACTGAGAATGAACCAGAGATTCCAGACAATTGATATTTAAATGATTGTCTGAAAGAAGAAGCAACCGCTCTAGTTGTTGTGCCATACAAATATGGATCACGAACAATACCAACTTGACGGAATTCGTTAGCTACAGAGAATGTATTAGATTCAGTACCATCTAAACGAACGTTCAACATGATGAATTTACCACCAAGTTCTTCAACTGCATCAGAACCATGCCCACCTTTTGGCGAAATGATTGCTGTGGCGGCCGCCGCACCAGATGCAAACGTAACAGATGCTCTTGTGTACCCTGTACCTGCCGCAGTAATTGTAACTTTAGTAACTACGTTAGCAGTAATTGTAGAGTTAGCTGTGGCGCCAGTGCCATCGCCAGTAATTGTAACTGCTGGTGCAGTAGCATATCCAGAACCACCAGCTGTTACTTTAATAACGTGAATACCACCATCAACTGCGGCTGTTTGAACATCCCATTGATCTTCACCACCGTCAGAAGTTAATGTCTGAACTGGAATATAATCGTTAGTTAAGAACTTCAATGCTTTAGCAGTTGTAACAGTATACATGTATTTCCAAATGTATCCGTCTGCGGTTGTAAATGGTGATGTGCTTACGCCTGTTGGCTTTGTTGTTGATGCAGATGCACTCACATTAAACAAACATTTATAGACGTTATATTCGTCAGTCATAACGTAAAAGTCATCTTCTAACAAATCTGTATCTTGATCGTCATATTGGTCATAAACTGTTCCTGAAGTCCAGTCATAACGTTCAATGGCGTGTGTTACGTCTGATGTAGTAATTCGTTTTGCGGCATACATATCACGCCATGGCGTGTATTCAATGTTAGCTGTTGAATTTACTGGAGTTGGAGGACTATTGTCATTTGGAAATGTTGTATTTTTGCCAATAAACAAATACATGATAGTATTTGATGCTTCAGAAAATGCTTCGGCAAATTGCTGTGCATTGTGTACTCTAAATTTGCTTGTTACGAGAGAAGCCATGTGTTTGTCCTTTACTGTGGGAGTAGTATTTTATCTACTTATTTATACAATGATTTGTTGATTTTATGGTCCGGCTATGATTTTATATGCAGGAACATTCGTATACGGGCTTGATGGAGGAACATAAATATCCATCGTAGTATTACTAAGGAGAATACTCACTTTTCCGAACTCATTATTTGCCAAAAATGTATCATTGACAGCAAAATCCGATAAAAAGATAGTATTTGTTCCTATGACATGATTCACACTAGATGAGAATGTAGCTAATTGAAGAGCCGACACTTGAGTATTTGCATAAACCGATATTTGTGTTGGAGAATATAAAAACGTTGAAAAGCTAATTGTTCCTTGAATCAATTTCCAAACAATAAGATATGTCTCAGTAGGTATTACGGTGCTATTAAAACTTAAAGTTGAGTAATCTACTATTTGTTGTGGAGAAAGAAAAAGAATAGGAAGATCAGCAATTCTATACGATACAGTAATATCTGACACAAAGCCAAAACCTGTAGATGATATGATAGATATATCAGATAAATTTATGTCACTATCTTCAATGTGTACAACATATTCGTTATTTGTTACACTAATTTCTGTAGAAATTATATCTTGATTTGGAAATAATGTGTAGGTTTTATCATTTTGAATTTCAGTATTGGCACTCAAATCTAATTCAAACTCCACCAAACTTGTAGAATTTACAGCAGAATTCTGAACATCCAGAATACTAAGTATATACACTATATATTCATTGATATTTTCAATTGTAGTTATCGTACTACTCATCAACATCGTCAGATCAAGTTCAGCGAACAATAAAATTTCACCAAAAGATTGCAATCCAGCAGGATGAATAATGGCTTTTAATGTATCAGAGTATGTTTGAAATGCTAATCCACTCTTAATAACGTAAGAGTAGTCTTGATAATAATAAGAGTCTTGAATAATTTTGTAATTAACTTTACCATCATCATCTAGAAAAACACCTTCTCTAATACCAAGGCCAGCAACAACTGAAACAAGATTTGCGTTGCCATCGCCAACAGCAGATGCAGAAACATTGGCCGCACTATAGTTAATACCAAAATTTGTAATTTGAACAGCACGAATAGAACCAATACCTGTGATATTGTTTGAAGTGTCTATGCTAACGTTTGCACTTTTACCTTGAATATTTGTTGCAATTAAATTTGCACTAGAACCAGTTGTTGTAGATATAGTAATTGAAGGCAAATTTGCTGAAGTATATCCAGTACCAAAATTCGTTAGTTCAATACGTTTGATTGGACCCTTTAATAACCAGTCTTCATTTTTGATAATGTCGTAGTAACTGCCATCAGCTTTCATTTGAAAGCCATCTTCAAACAAAAGATCAAATGTGATAGTTTCCGTAACAGATGCAATTTGTCCAGCCGCATTTGCGCCAGCACCACCAGTAAAGATTAATGTATTTCCAACACCATAGTTAGAACCAGCATTGACAATTGTAATTAGATTGTTGGACAACAATCCTAAAGAAGAAATTGTCGTATCTTCTAATGTGACAGTTGGTTTTTTGAAATATCCTTCACCTCTATTGATAATAGATAATTTAGAAATTTCACCAACGGTATATGTATTTGCGCCAGAAGTTACTGTGTATGTGTTTGCGAGTTCAGAAACTTCAAAAAGAAAACCAGTACCACCAGTTCCGCTGTTGTTGATTATTGCTTCAGTATTTAATTGATATCCATGCCCGACTGTATTTACTGTCAATGCACTAATTGGAGATTCTTTGATTGATGAGACTGTGGCTTGTGCATCTGCACCATCACCAGTAATGGTAATAATATCACCCTCTTCATATCCAGAACCACCATCTACTACTGTAATGCCCGACACAATACCAAAGATTGTTGTAGACAAATCTTCATCTTCAATATCAACAATATCTTCGCCAGCAGTAAACGTACCGCTGACAAGTTTAAGTGTCATTTCTGCGATTTCTATTGCACCAATAAAGAATTTTTTAATGTCAACTACGTTTGCAAGAACACCAGAAGTTTCACCACGAATAGTTTTATTTAAGAATAAAAATATATCTCTAGTGTCGGCTGATACTGCAATCGTTCTGATAATTTGAGTCTTTTCAAAGTTACCATCCGACACACGAAGAATGTCAGTTCCTGGATAATAAAATTCAACATTTTCATTGTATAATAATTTAAACAAAAACCGATAAGATTGCTCATTACTTTTAGATTCAAAAAACTCCTTGAAGTGTTGTGCAACTAATCTTTTGTCTCCATAGTATGTTACGGGAATGCTTGGGTATAATTCATCTCTTAAATAATCAACGTATTGATCGATAGATGTTTCTAGATTGCGATATTCTAATATCTTTCCAGTTTTACGTATAACGTTATCTTTAATTAAACTTATGTTTGCTGTTGCTAACGATGTTTGACCAGTTATACCTTCTAATAAATTAAATGGTTTTCTAGTGTCAACTTGTACAATTAATTCACCAACAGCAACTTCTCTGATTACTGCCGATGCACCAGATGCACTAATGATAGTTTCATCTTTTACAAACGTACCAACAATACTTGTAATTTCTATTTTTGTTGTTTGCATCCATTCATAGTATGCTTTTATAAACGACAAAAACTTTTCGGACTCGACAGCAAGGTCTCCCGAAAGTAATGTTTCTACGCCAAGCGAGGGCTTGAATTTAGAATCTGCCATTGTTATCTACTAACTAAACTAATTGAGTTATCGTCAACCATTGTGATTGAAATGTCTGCATCTCTAATAGAGATGATTTGATTTCTTAATGGAAGAATGTCTTTGTCTTGAGGTCTTGCAGTTATTTTTAATGTTGTGCCACCATCATTGAACGCAGTTGGTGCAAAGTTGGTTAATATAATCTTACCTGTAACATAATTAATTGATCCGGCATTAACAGATACCGCAACGTTTTCAATGCCTAGCACTCTGTAGATACGAATTAAACCATTGTTATCTTCTAAGAAACAGTTTGAAAACCCACCCAAAGTAAATGCATTCGATGTGATTTTATTACCAACACCAAATGATTGAGTTGTTGGTCTGCCGTCTGTTGCATCGTCAATTGCATTTGAGAAACTAATTTCATATCGTGTACCCACACCCAATTGAACGTCAATTTCTTTTTGCATTTCTGCAATCAAAACATTACTTAAGATTGATCTTTCAGAAACGTCAATCAGTCTAGATAATTTAGAATATCTAAAATATGTTCCAAACTTATCAATATCAGAATCGTTGTACGCTTTGATTGTATCTGAAACTAAATTCGAAATTGTGTCCGATGATAGTGATGTTTTCTTTGCGTCATATTTTATAGTAGCTTCTATTTTAATGTAAGTGTATTCCGGATCGACAATTTCTGTTTGTACTGTAAGAATCTTCTTAGGGTTAATAACAGAAGAAATTAAATTCAATTTTTCAGTAGCAGTTAAAACTGAACCAGTTGTCGGTTTAATTGCGATAAAGACTTTTCCGTATGTTGGTGGATCATTATCTTCGCCACCCCATACGACAACAGAATCGACAGTAGCTTGACTTAGCAATAGTGCTTTATAATCTTCGGCAGTAACCGCACGATTTTGCGCTTCATATGATTTTGGTGCATTGAACTTAATTTGCGCTACAGTTTCTCTAGCTGAACCACCAGTTGCAGGATCGGCTGCGGTAAAGGTTGCGGCTGTAACGTTTGTGATTGTGTCGGAATATGTCAATGCATTAATGTCGTTTGCAAGTGCGCCGTTAGACACTAGATATCGAATGACTAAAATATTTCCATTGTCTAGTGCGGTACCAAATATATCATCACCAAATTTTAATTCATACAATCCATCTTCAGTTTCTTGTATAAAATAAACTAAAGACGTTGCGTCAAGTTCAACCAAATTTTCTGATGGTGTGAATGTTCTTGTTGTACTATCTACAGCAGAGTTTAAAACTGTTACGTTTAATGTTGTAGTGTCTATTCTTGAATTTGGAATCAAAAATCTTTGATCCGCATCGGCCGACACAACAGTATATCTTGTTGTGAGAAGTGTACCTTCTTTGAGTGTGATGCTATCAGAAAATACACCAGCACTAGAAAAGATAGTTTTTGAATTGACGTTTAAAAATTTATATGAAACTCCGTCAATTGAGCCAGTGAATTCTGTGAATTCTGGAATAGTAATACTCGTTGGCGCATTAGCAACGGTAAGCAACAATGTGCCTGTAATAGATGCAGATGTTGTTGAACGTGGCACATAATTCAAAGAACTAGCCAAATTTATAACTGAATTTCTTTTTTGTGCTGTTGTGAGAAATGCCTCAGATGCTACCATGTTCAAATAGAATGAATTGTAGTATGTGTTATATGCCAACATATCTAGAAGAACAGACATACCAGCACCATCAAAGTTATAATCTCTGAATTGATCCTGTGCTTGTAGATATCTTTTGAAGTTAGTTTTAATACCCTCAAAACTAAGTTCGTCTACTCTTAAATTATTGTCTATGGCCATTTTATGCCGCCCTCGTTAACGATGTTGATATAGAACCGGCTCTATTGATGTTTCTTATAATATAAGATATGTTTAAAGATATTCCATTTTCTTCAAATGTGATATCAACTTCATCGACAGAAACTCTAGGTTCATTTTTGCTGATTGCATCAAGTATTTCTTTTCGTAAGTTGTACTCAGTAAATCCAGGTTCGTAGCTAAACAAGTAGTCGCTGATATCGCATCCATACTGAGGATTGAAAGGGCGTGTGCCTTTCTTTGTTTTAATTAAATTCATCAGCGATCTTTTAATTGCCGTTTCATTTATGATAGGGCGAACGTCTCCAGTCACCGGATGAGGAGTGAAGTCTAAAGATAAGTCTTTGAAGAATGCGATTTCTGCCATTTTTTTCTTTTATTTATGTTGTTTGTTCTGCCGTTTTAGCGTCTTGTATTTCTTTTCTGCGTTCTTTAGCCGCTTTTGTAAACTCTGCTAATGCTTTTCTTGCTCTTGTTCCTGCGGCTTTGTTTCCTTTGTTGTCAAATTTATCATTCTCTGCGAGATATGATTCAAATAAATTTACTAAGTTTTCGTGATTTGTCATTATTATTTCCTTATAAAATGTTGACTTTTGCTTGACAGTATGTTATATTACTGTGTAGACTGTGATTTTAACTTATATCTCTATACCTGTAGATGTTGTGTTAGCACCAGATTGAACTCCCTCATGTACGTGGGTGCTGAGTCCTATTCCAGCACCAACTATTTGACCAGTGGTATCTAAAGTTCCAGTTGAATATATTGCTGGTGCATCTATTGAAATGGAATTTGGAGTTTCTATATTTAATATTCCAGCTAATGCTGTTAGATCCATATA